GAGATTTGAACTTCCCGCCGATAAGGCCGGCGTCCTCGTTCTCAGCATCAGCTTGGGCGTATTTCCTCGCACGGTCTTCTTCCTGTGCGTTGGCAATGAGTTCGCCCTGTTTTAGTGCATTAGCCTCAGCCTCTTGCTGTTCGGGGCTGGGACCTTCAGATGGATCAAATTCGGTGACTGCCATAATTAGTGGTGAACAGTGGTTACGTTGCCGAAGGTTGGTTTAACAACTTTCCCTCTCTTGCCGTACTTACCGGCGGTAGGATTAGAGGTGCCGGTTACCTTTTGCCTAACCTCGTATTTGACCTCCTTCTCATTTACAGCCTCAGCCACATCAGTGGGCTCCCAGGCTTCATTCAGTTCAGGAGTTGTGGGGTTATCACCCTGAAACTTTCCGTCAGGCTTGCGGGCCCTGCGCCGGGCCGGGCGTGGGTTGTTGGTTGTCATTACTTGCTTGTGGGTTCATCATCTGCTCAGCCATAGGAGACTTGGCGAGCTGGCCTGCTTGTTGCAGTAGGGCCATCTGCTGGGCTTGCTCAGATTGCTGTTGAGCCTCACCAGCCAGCTCCTCTTCGGTCTTCACCAGACCCAACACCTGGATGCCAGAGGCAGCTGCCAGACGCTTAAGGAACTCAGTGGGGTTGATGTACTGGGCCAATGCTTCAGGTCCAAGACCTTGGGCCACAGTGGTCATAAACTCCAAAAGGGCAATCCGATCCTGGCCGCGGCCAATACCATGAACACCAGCAACCACAGTCGGGATAACAATCCCTTTGGGTAGTGCGGGTAGCTTCTTGGCTTTGCTCAGGATCGAGAGCTTACGGCTCAGGTAGGGCTGAAGTAGCTCAGAGGTGAGGTTTCCGAAGATGCCACCGAGCTGTTCATTAAGCTCCTGCTGGGTAGCACGGACTTCCTCTGCTGTTGTTCTCTCAGACTGCCGAACCTGGAGCACCAGGAATGCATCAGAGAGACGCTGTGTCAGGTTGTTGATCATGTCCTGCACAGTCCTGAAGTCGGCGGTCTTACCGACTTGGACCACACCCACATCATCGGGGCGGCCCTGAATGATGGCACCGTTCTGAGCACGGGCCAGGCTCTGTGGCTTGGTTGTAGCGGAGGGGCTGACTAGGAAGACAACCTTGGCTGCTGCTGCACTGCCCTCAACAAGGGCTCGCATCAGAGTCTCAAGGCTCTTCAGGTCTCCGATGAACTCCTCCACACGACCACGCCCATAACTCTCACCATCAACAACGTTGAAACGAAGAGGCATCCACGGGGATGTCTTTACCGGAGAGTTTGAGCGGCTGCCAGGAATGACCTTTCCATCACATTCTTGATGCCATTTATGTTGTCCATCCTCTAGCTCGACGCATGTATAAACAACAGCGTCCTCGCTTTGACCTTTGTTACTAGCAGAGGCCACTCCAAATTTAGGCCCGTCCTCGCCTACGGCGTTCACGTCCTTCTCTGGGCTTGCGGTCTGGAACTCTTTAGGCAGGAGTGTTCGAGAGACAATCTCCTTGGTGATGATTTCAATTGGGGTTCCATTGCCGTCACGGACGACAACGTAGCGATCCAGGGGGTAGATCTTTAGAGCCTTCTTACCTGCATAGACCAGAGCATTACCGGTCACTACCAGGTGCTTCATAGCAGCATGTAGCTGCACACGGTCAGTTGATTCAGAGATGTCCTGCATCACAACCCGCTCCATCTTGGCGAGGGAGAGGTCGATATCAGAACGCACTTCTGGGGTGACATTGGGGATCTTACCCAGCTCCCCGTCGTTGACCTGAAGTTTGAAGAATGTGGTGTTTAGGGGGAACAGACTGAGCATCAGCTTTGATGCCAGCACATTCACACCCTTTGCACCTACGGACTGCCAGGGAGTATGTAATCTCCCACCCTGCGACATACCTTCTTCAGTGAGTAGGTAAGGCAAGGTAAGGAGGGCGGCCTGGCGGCCCATATCTAGGAACTGTTCCCTGTCCGCTGTTAGGCCCATATAGCGGGCCTCAGCAGAAGATTTCATAATTATCGTGGGATGTTAAGGCCACTAGATGCAGCCGGTTTAGAAGAGCGCCTGCTCATGCCAATCGACTTGGACCGGGGGATTCGTAGTGCAGATGCACCACGGGTGGCCTGGGTCCGCTGCTGTCGAGCAGTGTCGCGGGTACGAATGGTTCCACCCTTGTATGGGTCTGAATCAACCAGGGTGGGAGCCGGAGCAGTAGGGATGCTCTCAAGGTAAGGAGTAGCAGGTGTCGGCGGAGGAGCCTTCAACTCAGGCACGGGGGCCTGGACCGTCGGAGGAGGAGCCTGCCTTGGGGTAGGCATACGCATGGCCTCCATATTCTCCTTGGCCATCTTGTCGAACATCTGCATCATTTCCTCATTTTGTGAGGCAAATGCTGCGTTGCTCTCCTCAGTGAACCGCTTCTGCTCTTTGTCATTCATCCGGTCAAAGACCTTCTGAAGGACATAATCATCACCAATAGGATTAAGTTCTATGCCTCTCTTGTTATAGCGGCGATTGATCAGACCTTCGCTGAGAAGCTCATCACGGGCAGTAATGAAATTAGGATCCTTCTCCTCAAGGGAGACACGATCCCAGTGCAAGGCCTTCTTAATCTTACGAATATCAGAGGACTTCTCGATACCGATGCCTAGTTCTTCGGCCTTACGATGAAACGCTGGGTCGTCCTGATAGGACTGGTATGGATTAACCTCTTTGACCTTTGGGGCCTTGGGGGCTTTTGGGGCACTACACATCGTCGTTCAGTTTAGATTTGATGTATTCCACCACTGATCGCTGGCCCGCAATATACATAATCTTACGGATATCATCAGTAGGGGTGGGGAGGTAGTCAGTGAATACGCTGTCAAGTTCTTCCCCCAGCTTCTCCAGAAACTCTACCCCACCGAACACATCTTCCCTTGATAGCTCGTTCATTTCTTCTCCTCAAATAGGCACTTATCAGAGTCACAAGCAGCTGGGCCCTGAGCCTGTCCTGCAAGGTCCTCATAGAGACGCATGGCCTTATCAAAGGGAAGCAACCTACGCTTCTCTACCGCTTCACTGAGAGCCTCGTAGGTGTCTCTGGTGATAGGTTCAAAGGGGAGGCGGGGGAAGGTCTCATTAGCATCAAAGCGGGCGAGTAAGGCTGCGGAGATGTAGCCATTACCAGTTGCTTCGTGAATGAGTTTTGAGAGAACAGGAATCTCATGCTCTCTAAACTCCAGGGTGGCTGAAGTGTTGTGGGTAGTGTAGAACCGCTGGACCTGCATGTAGAAGTCGAACTGAGCTTCCACACTGAAAGAGCTGGGGTCGTACTGGTCACAGCCTGGCTTGTTGGCCCAGACAGCTTCTGTCGGAATCTCAACCAGCCACTCACTAACGCGAGGGTCAAAAGGATCATTTAGAAGATTGCCATTTTCGTCCCTGCAAGACTGTGATGGAACCACGGGGTAGCCATAGTCAATACAGGCCAAGGCAACAGGGTCCTCCCGGGCGAAAGTGATCCGACGAATAAAGCGCGCAGCTTTGGGCGGATGCCAGCCAGGGGAGGCACCAGTCAGCAGGGACTTGGTACCGGCGGGTTGGACGGTTGTGTAACGGTTGGGAACTCGGAGGCCATGACGATTGCAGTAGTCAGACACAACTCCCTTAACGATTGCTCGCCAAAAGTTGAGGTACTCCTGCTCTCCGTCGATGTACTCCTGGTACTCAGGACGATGGGGACGACCTTCGGACCACCAGCGCAGCCAATCCTCACCCCACAGGTTCACGAAGAAGTCGAACAGGCCAGTGAATGAGACACCAATGATGGGGTCCTTCTCACGGCTGTAGCGATAGCGTTCTTCCTTGAACTCATGGTGAAGCAGGGCACAGGCCGAGAGGGCACCAGCCTTGAAGGCTTCTTCCTGGGCCTTGAGATCAAGGGGGTCCAGGGTGTTGAGGTGGATCTCGGACAGGTTGCAGTGGAAGTCACGGCCAAGGATCTCGCCACAGGGGTTGAGGCCGTAGCGGCCCAGGCGATGATCCAGCTCCCGATCTGTCATGGTCGGGTCAATGTGGGTCAGGTACTCAGCAGCACCAGCCCATCCCGAGTTCTCATAGATGTAGATGAAGCCACGACGGGCTGTAGTGGTCGGTAGCAGGTCAGCATTGGCCCGGGCAATAGCCTCGGGGGCGTACTGAATAGCACCCTCACCGGAGTAGAACTGCTTGGTGACAGAGGCCTCAATCTCCTCGTAGGAGGGCCGGGTGTGGAAGACCCGGGTATGGTTGGCCATCCGCAGCGCGTCCCGCTCGGGGTCGATGCTCCAGTTGCCGTCGCTGTCTTGCTGCCAAAGGTTGTCCTTGGCCTGGGCGGCTGCCTCGTCGTCCTGGGAGAACTGCCGCATACCAGCGGAGCGGCGGACGTTACCGGCCACCACAGCAAGGGAGGACTCATCCAGGATCAGGCAGGCCTCAACAGAGGTGAGCTGACGACCTACTGCCTTGTTCAAGATCTCGCCCACCCGGCGATAGCAGGAGGCCAGCTTCACAGGGTTGGAGACACCACCGAAGCCCTTGATGGGGGTACCGGGGGCGCGAACAGCAGAGAGGTCAACCCGCACCTTGTGGATGGGGGTCTTTGAGGTGTAGCACTCAAGCAGCTTCAGCAGGCCATCACACCAGCCCTCGCGAGAGTCACCGACGTAGATGTTGCAGACGCCGGGGCTTTCGGCCACAGCAGTATCAGTCAGCTGGTATGAACCCTCTCCACAATTGTCGAGGACTTCCAGATCAATCTTGTTGGTGACATAGGGAAGCTCGTCGATGCAGCGTGGCTCCAGGATTGCCCCGGTACCACTACCCATCATCAGTAGCTCCATCTGGAGGGCGAATGCCTTCAGATCGTTTGTATCTGTAGAGGTGCAGTTGTAAGCACCTGAGAAGTTCTTCTGTTGCTCAATCCAGGGGGTACCACCCACCCATAGCCAGCGGCCAGAGGGGAGGGCGTGGAGACGGAGCATTTGCTCACGAACGAGGGAGGACTCCTCGTCAGTGAACTTACCAATGGAAGTAAGTCCAGAGATGCAGCGGTCAACTACATCAAACCAGGACTCTTTACCCTGCTCTGATCGGCGGCTATAGGTGCGA